CGTGTTCGACCTCCCGGCAAAGGACTTCACCGAGCTGACGGTATTCGTACAGCTTTTTTTGATCGGGTCGGCCTGAGGAGGGAGGCCGCAAAAACCGTTTTGAGGTGGGCCGCGTATCTGGCGCGGAAGACGTACACGCCGATGCCCTGGTTCCTAAATCTGCCGCTGACGGAGCTGGTGTTGGTCATTGCAGACCTGGAAGGGGAATGAGAAAGGGGGCGCGTGCGCCCCCTCAGTTTGCCCCGAATCGCCGTCCTGTCCTCAGGAGAATCCCAGCCAGGATGAGATAGAAAAGGGCCGGAAGCCGCAGGAGTCCGACTAGGACGAACCAGAGGACACTGAAGGCTGCGGCAAGGCTGGATGAAACGAGAAGAAGTCTTGCAATGTAAGGCATTCTCCACATGAGCATCCCCCCTTTGTGCCTATTATACCGGAGGAAACAAAAGATGGCACAGAAACTTTACGAGCTGGCCATACAGCTCCAGGGCAAGCTTGACGGCTCCCTCGAAAGGTCTATGAAGACCACACAAGGGCACCTGAAGGAGCTGGAAAACCGCGTCAAGGACTTTCAGGAACGACAGAAGAAGGTCAGTGGTATCGATGCGGCTTATGCCGTCCACAGCGAGGCAGCCCGAAAGCTCGGAGGCGAAATCCTGAAGCTGAAGGAGAAGCAATCCGACATCTCCGGGTATCGGGAGCAGCGGAAGGCCACGGCGGAGACCGCCAAGGCCTGGCTCGCCGCGAAACGCGAGCTGAAGGCCCTGACGGCAGCATACAGACAGGACAAGACGGACCAGAACCGGAAGGCCATGCAGGCCGCGGCCAGACAGGCGAAGGCTCTGGAGAAGGCCTACGGCAAGAACCGGACAACCCTTGGAAAGATGGAGGAGAAGCTGTCCAAGGCCGGAATCAACACGCGGAAGCTGGGTGATGAACAGAAGATCCTTGCGGACAGACTGGCCCACGCCACACGGGAGCAGGAGCGCTACAATGCGGCCGCCGAACGCATCGCCAGAGGCAAGGCCTGGTGGTCGGGAGTCACCGCCAAGGCGAAGGAATACGCCAAGACGGCCTGGAGCGCCGCGAAGTGGACGGCAGGCATCGCTACGGCCATGGGGTACGGGGCTTTTCGCGTGACAAAGTCCGTGGCGGAGGCCGGGGATGCCGCGGCGAAGCTGGGTAAGAAGGTTCGCATGAGTGCGGAGGACGTCCAGAAGCTGCAGTATGCCGCAGATCTGTCTGGTGTTCGGGACTTCTCCGGGGCCATGCTGACCATGACGAAAAACACCGACATGGCGGTGAAGGGCCAGGGCAAGGCTGTCAAGGCATTCAAAGAGCTGCGCATCGACCCGCGCGATCTCTCCAAGGCGGGCGGGGCGAAGGCCCTTCTGGCGATATCTCAGCAACTTCAAAATATCCGCTCCGAGGCACAGAAAACCCGCATCCTTCAGGGACTGTTCGGAGACCAGTGGGGCGAGATGGCGGAACTGTTCCGGCAGGGTCCCAAGGCCATCCAGGACGCCATGAAGGAAGCCGAAGACTATGGCATTATGAGCAACGAATCCGCTGGCAAGTCCGAGGAGTTTCTGGACAACATCACGCGGATGCAGCGGGCCATCGGCGGTTTGAAAATAGCGATAGGCGACGAACTGCGCCCCATCATCAACGACATCGTGGTCGCAGTCACGGAGTGGGTGAAACAGAATCGGGAGCTGATAAGCGGAAAAGTCAAGGAGTGGGTGGAGACAATACGCGAACGGCTTCCGGAGATCTGGGCCGGCATCAAGCAGGTTGCGGAATACCTCGGCAGATTGATAGGATGGGCAACGAAGGGCGTCGATGCCGTTGGAGGGTTTGAAAACGCCTTGTCCCTGTTGGCGACGTTCCTGATGGGTCAAAAACTCATAGGGGCAATTACCTCCACTCATCAAGCCCTTTCGGGCTTGATCTCTGCCTTCAACACAGCGAAGGGGATGGACCCATCTGCGCTGTCCGGTGCCGCCGGAGGAGCTTTGAAGACCGGACAGTTCCAGGCGGGGGGGATGGGGCAGGCCGTACAGTTGGCTGCTCTTGGAATCCCCTTGGCACTTGAGGTCGCAGATCGTTACACAAAAGCCCACAAAGCAAAAGAGGATGCCGAGTTTGAAGAGGCTGATCTCGCAAGCCAGGAGAAGTATGTCGAGTTCGTCCGTAATTTTTCCAAAACCGGCTATGAAGGGATTGATATCGGCGGACTGAATCCTCTCTATACGAAGCTGGCCCAGAGCATCATCGACAACAAGCAAAAGGCTTTCGTCGACGGCCTGATGCCTGCGGTCCAAGCCCTGAATGAGCAACAAAAGGGGAAAAATCCCGTTAAACGCGAAGACGTAGCGGAATGGGGCAAGACCATCGCCGAAGCGATGAGAGGGTCCGAAGAAGCGCTCAAGAACCTCCCGGCACAGCTGCAGGGACTGATTCAAATTCAGATGGCACAGACTCCCATAGCTCAGAACGCACGCGGCGGTCATATTTCCAGCCCTAGAATCTCCAGGCTGGCCGAGCGGGGGCCGGAAGAGGTCGTCCCCCTCGGGGAGGCGGATCGGGGGCTCGGGCTCTCCCGTCTTTTCGAGGCCGCCCACAAGATGAACGTCCCCATCGTCGACACCGACACGGAGGCGCCGTTCAGATTCCCGGAGTTCCCAAAGCCTCCCCAAGACGCCTCCGGAGGTGCGGAAGGCGCCGCCGCTGGGGGCTCTGTATCCCCCAATATCAGCTATGCGCCTGTGTTCAATATCTCCGGGGAAAACGCCCGAGAGGTCGCGGCGCAGGTGGAGAAAGCTAACCGGCGATCCTTCGGGGAGCTGCTGGAGGCCTTCCAGCATGAAAAGGAGCGTTGTTCCTATGCGACGACGTAGCTACACGACGCAATCCGGCGACATGTGGGACGGGATCGCGCACCGGGTATACGGAGACCGGCGACGTGGGGAGATGTTGATGCACCTCCTCCTGGAGACAAATCCCGCGCATCGCAAGACGGTAATCTTCCCCTCCGGCGTAGTTCTGACGGTCCCCGAGCCCCCCATGCACGTGCCCGAGACCCTGCCGCCGTGGAAGAGGTGAGTCGATGGATAGTTATCCAGCGAGGAGGACTCATGTGGTCCTGCTCTACAACAACAAGGACATAACGGAGGACATCGCCCGCGACCTGATTTCCTTCTCCTGGACGGACAAGTCCTCCAAGGAGGCGGACGATGTCTCGATAAAGCTCCACAACGTGCACGGGCTCTGGTGCGGGGACTGGCAGGCCGCGAAGGGGGCAAAGCTCACCGCCGAGATCGTCCATACGAATTGGGACGGCGAGGATGGAGAAACCCGTCTGCCGTGCGGGACCTTCGAGATAGACGAGACGACCGTCTCGGGCCCCCCCTCAGAGGTGGCGATCAAAGGGATATCTGTTCCCATAACCTCCAAGGCACGCGGGCAGGCGAAGACGCGCGCGTGGGACAGCGTGAGGCTGTCCCAAATAGCCTCGGACATCGCCAGCAATGCTGGGCTGTCTCTGGTGTTCGAGCTCGTCAAGGATCCCCTCTACCAGCGAGAGGACCAGCTTGAGGAGTCGGACCTTTCCTTTCTGCAGGGGCTTGCCACGGAAGCCGGCGCTTCACTGAAGGTGAGCCACGACAAGCTGATCCTCTTCGACGAGAAGGAGTATGAGAAAAAGCCCTCCGTCCTGACCCTGGACGCCTCCGACCTGACGCGCTGGAGCCTGCAGAACAAAAGCTCCTCTGTTTACAGTTCCTGCAAGGTGAAGTACCACGACCCCGAGACGGACGATGATTTTGAGCACGAGGAAGACGCGGCCTTGGCGGACCTGAGCGGCGAGGACCGAAACGGGCGCACTCTTTCGCTCAATCAGCGCTGCAAGAGTCTGGCTGAGGCTGAGGAGCTGGCGAAGAACACCCTGCACGATGCCAACAAATATGAGGTCTCGGGGAAGCTCGATGCCCCCGGAGATCTCTGTGTTGTGGCGGGGGTGAACATTGAGGTGACTGGGTTAGGGCGATACAGTGGAAAGTACGCCGTGGACTCGGTTACTCATACCGTGGACGGTCGGGGCGGGCATGTCATGTCCCTGGACATCCGCCGAGGAGGCAAGGGGTCCAAGGGCAAGGGGGATAGCGTGAATTACGTCAGTTGGTCGCAGTTTGACCATTTGGGAAAGGATTATTCGAGATGAGCCGAAAGGATCCCAGCGCGAACGATGTGGTCCGAGTGGGGCGCGTATCGGCGGTGTATCCAGAACGACACACGGTAACAGTGGAGTTCCCGGACCGCGGCGACGGACTGATAACAAAAGAGCTGCCGGTCCGTGCCGCACTATCGCGAAAAAACCATTTTTACGCCATGCCGGACGAAGGAGAGCATGTCATCTGTGCTTTCTATGGGAATGGGCTCAGTGAAGGAACGGTGCTCGGTGCAATTTACGATGACGGAAACGGTCCACCCATCCCAGACCGCGACAGCTATTCCATCCTCTTTGAAGATAAAACTCAGTTGATCGTTGATCGGAAGAATCACATCGTCGAAATAAAGGACAGCTTTGGCAGCTTTATCCGCTTCGCGGACGGGAACATCTACATCAAGTCGGCGAAAAACGTCTATATTAACTGAAAAACACAAAAGGAGGCGAACGAAAATGCCTGGAGCGGCAAGGCTGCATGATGTTGGGTCTTGTCCTATCCCTCCTCATCCTCCAACGATTCTGGTAGATACCAGCCCGGATGTCTATATCAATGGGCGAAACGCGGAAAGAGTTACCAGCGTCTGGAGTTGCGGGGCGCTTCAGAGTGAAGGCAGCCCCGATGTTTTTATAAACGGTCATCCTCAGGCGCGTTTGGGGGATCATCATGATCATGGCGGTCAAGTGATCACATCCAGCGACAACGTTTTGGTGAATGAGATAGGGGTGAGCGTGTTCCCATGATCGGCTACCTCGGCGAGGTCGTGTTCGAGGTATCACAACAGCAGGTAAAAACCTTCGGGGACCTCCGCCGCAGCGCATCTGCGCGTCTGGCATCTCACGACCTGATAGGCCGTAAGCCTTTGCTGGAATTCACGGGGCCTGCCCTAGAAAGCCTCTATTTTTCCATGACCCTATCGTCGTTTCTGGGCATTGATCCTATCGAAGAAGTACAGACGCTGCGGGAAATGCGGGATCAGGGGCTGGCGGTTCCCTTCGTTCTGGATGGGATGCCCCAGGGCGAGGGGCTCTGGCTCCTCGAAGGGTTAGAAGAGACTTGGCGGTATATCGACAATAACGGGACTCCGCGGGTCATTGATTGCTCGCTGAGCTTGAAGGAATACATCGAAAACGTGAGGTGAGACGATGGATTACGAGGTGTTTGGGCGGCGTGTGGCCATTGATTTCGGAGCCCGTGGGGTCGAGGAAGTGTTGCAGAACGTCCGAACCTACCTTTGCACGCCCCGGTTCTCCGTCGTCCTGGACCGCACGTTGGGCATAGATGCCAGAGTGATTGACCGCCCTATAAACAAGGCAAAGGCTATTATCTCTGCCGATATTCTGGGCGGACTCCCACGCCATGAGCCGCGTGCGAAAGTCCTTTCCATTGCCTTTGCTGGCGACGGCCTGGATGGCGTTCTGATCCCCATGGTGAAAGTACGGGTGATGCTCGATGGCGCTGAGTGAGATTCAATTTGCGGAGAAGGACCCGTCCGTCATAGAGGGGCAAGTAATCACACTGGCTGAAAGCCTGATGTCCACAGAAGGGGCCACGCCGGTTAAACTCCACCGAGCGGACCCACGGCGTCTCCTGCTTTTGCCTTTTATCGCCATGCTGGTCCAGCAGCGCAACGATATCGATTGGACGGCGAAACAGAATTTGTTGTATTACGCAGTGGGAGACAAATTGGACCATCTGGGGTTTTTATTGGGCGTGACCCGTCTGCCTCCTGCGCAGGCCGTGACGACACTGCGCTACGAGCTTTCCGCCCCTCAGAGCCAAAACGTAACCATCCCGGAAGGGACAAGAGCCACTCCGGACGGGACCCATTATTTCGCAACCTCGGAAAGTGTGATGATCCTCGCCGGGTCGATGAGCGCAGAAGTCACAGCGAAGTGCACGATACCGGGGCTTTCCGGGAACGGATGGATCATAGGGCAGATAAATCAGCAAGTCGACAGGTTACCCTGGGTGAAGTCTGTTTCAAATGTCACAGCGTCAAGCGGTGGTGCAGAAACCGAGGACGACGAGAACCTGCGGGAACGCATCCAGCTGGCCCCGGAATATTTTAGTGTCGCAGGTCCTCGGGGTGCCTACGAATACTGGGCGCGTTCAGCGCATCAGGATATCATCGACGTGGCGGTTCTCGGCCCTCCTGACTTGGAGCCGGGGAATGTAGAGCTGTATCCCCTCATGCGGGGCGGCGAGTTGCCGGCCCCGGAGATTGTCGATGCCGTTCTGAAAAAATGCAACGCGGAAGATGTCCGCCCTCTGACTGACTACGTGAAGGCATTCCAGCCCAAGCCCGTTCGATATCGGCTGGACGTGGTGTACTGGCTGGATCGCTCCCGCGCCACTCAGGCCGCAGCCCTACAGCAGGCCGTCGAGGCGGCGGCAAGAGGATGGATATCCTGGCAAAAATCCAGACTTGGGCGCGATCTGAACCCCTCAGAGCTGAATCATAGAATGGTCGCTGCCGGGGCGAAGCGCGTAGAAGTCAAGATGCCTGTCTTCACTGTGCTCAGCGCCTCGCAGGTGGCCCTACTCGACGGGGAGGCAAGGATATCGTTCGGGGGGCTCGAAGATGGCTAAGGACCTGCTGAGTTTCTCGTTGGCGGATATCATCCCCAGCTCCATCGCTGATGACTCCAACGTTCAGGCCATCGCTCGGGCCGTGGATCCCGAGCTTCGGAGCGTCTCCCACGATATACGGGAGACGCTCATTTTATCGCGTCTGGACGAGCTCTCGGAACCCGTTGTAGATCTGCTCGCGTGGCAGTTCCACGTGGACCTCTATGAACCAACCTTATCCATCGACACAAAACGCACTCTGGTCCGGGACTCCATCCCATGGCACCGCAAAAAGGGAACACGTTGGGCAGTTCGCCGTGCCCTAGAGAACCTGGGGTTTGTCCCGACAATCAAAGAATGGTTCGAGCCGGATATGGGAACGAAGCCCCACACATTCAGCGTTTCCGGGTACTACAAAAACGATCCTCTGCACATCGATTTTCTGGGGCCGGATACGGAAGGCATTCTGATTCGTGCAGTCGAGATGGCAAAACCCGTCCGTTCCCACCTTATCTTCCTCATTGTGGCGCCGCCGCCACCGGACATGTCAGATCACATCTGCCGATGGGACTGGTGTAC